AAGGCGTGCATTTTTACAAGGACGATTACCAGTTTGAACGGTTCTGGAACAACCCTGACAAATACATTCCTCTTTTGCAGCAGTTCGGCGCGGTGTGCTCGCCGGATTTTTCTTTGTACAGTGATATGCCGCTTGCGGTGCAGCTTTTTATGCATTACAAAAAGCACTGGCTTGCCGCATACTGGCAAGCGCACGGCATTCACGTCATTCCAACGCTTTGCTGGTGCGGAGCGCAAAGCTATGACTGGTGCTTTGACGGAGAGCCCAGAAACGCCATCGTGAGCATTTCGAGCCACGGCACACAGTCTGACCCATACGAAGCAGAATGCTTTGCCAAGCACTGCCGTAAGGCGCTGGAAGTGCTGCAACCGAGCGGCATCTTGTGGTATGGCAAATGCCCTGATGAATTTGACTGGAACGTTACCAAAATCAAACCATTTCAATACGAAAGGAGGCACTACCGTGAGTAAACGAGGTTCGGGTAGCTCCGCGAGAGCGGGCGGTGGCATGGCTGCGCTCAAAGGCACTGAAAAACAGGTTGAATGGGCTGCCAAAATTCGAGAAACCACAAACAATGCACTGGATGATTCTATTTCTTTTGCAAAAACGTAAACCGCAAAAATGGGAAAAGACCGGGTAAATGCAGCGGTAGAATGGGCAGAAAAGGCGAAAAAAGAAATCAATTCCACATCCAGCGCAAGTGAATTGATAGACACCATTGGCGCATACATCGGAAACAAAACCGGAGAATCCGCAAAACAGTCCGCTCTTCTCGGAATCACAAGAACGCTCCAAAGCGGAACGGGAGACCTTGCCAAGAGACTGAAAAAGGCAAGAGGGCTGTAAAATGAAATTTGACTACAACATCAAAGTCACCGACAACACCCCGCAGCTGCATGAAGCGCTGGAAGCGTGGGCGGAGCGGGTGCTGACCATCTGGGGCATGAAGGTGCAGGACTATGCACAGCTGCTTGTGCCCACAGGCACGGCAGACAGCACCGGCATAGAGGGCTATGTTGGCGGGGCACTGAAAGCATCCCTTACCTACGTTGTATCTGCGGCGCAAAAGACCGTGACCATCGGCTCAAACCTGTTTTACAGTATCTATGTGGAGTTGGGCACCGGTATTTTTGCAGAGAAGGGCAACGGACGCAAAACACCGTGGGTCTGGCAAGACTTCAACGGCAAATGGCACTTTACCCGGGGCATGGCTCCCCGCCCCTTCCTGCGCCCAGCGGTGGAAGATCATATCAAAGAACTGCAAGAGATTGCAGTAGAGGAAGGAAACAAGGAGGAATGAGTAAGGATAACAACATTTATACCGCTCGATTTGAATGTAGTTGTACAGTTGAAGATTTCAAAAAATTTCAAGAGTTAGTTCAAGAGATGATAGGGAGAAACAGTTTTCAGGGTGTTGACCTATCTCCATATTACCAGCAGGAGATAAAAGAACGGATTCTTTTGGTTGAAATGCAGAAAGCAAGAGAACATCTTCAGGAACTCTGCGATAATGCATACGGAAAAGGGAATCGCATTATCATGGTATCATCCCAAAAGTCAATTTAATACTCAGCGGTTGGCGCACAGCGTCAGCCGCTTTTTTATGCCGTTTTCGCACAACTGGCAGTGCTCCCGGCTCATAACCGGGTAGTTGCAGGTTCGACCCCTGCAAGCGGCACCACGCCGGCAGCACGTCCGGGAAAATAACCTGATTGCCAAGCATGGCAGCCCAAGCAAGGGCAGAAAGGACACACACATGGCACTCAAAAGAGCAGATATCCGCAAGATTCTGGAAAACGCCGAAACCTCCAACGATGACAAGGCAAAAGCCATTCTGGACGCCTTGCACGAGGAGACAGATGCCCTCCGGGACGAACTGGATACCGAGAAAAACGCCCGCGTTGCAGCGGAAAAGGAACGGGACGCAGCCAACAGCGGTAAGCAGACCGCAGAGCAGGCGCTGACCGACTACAAGACCCAGCAGACCGCAAAGGAATCCAGAGCCGCAAAGGAATCCAAGTTCCGGGAGCAGCTCAAAGCCGCAGGCGTGCTGGAAAAGTACTTTGACCGCATCGTGCGCTTGTCTGGCGAGGACATCGACAAGATGGAACTGGACAGCAAGGGCAATGTGAAGAACGCGGACAAGCTGGCTGAGAGCCTGAAAACCGATTGGAGCGATTATGTGGGCAGCACCACCACCAAGGGCGCACAGGTGGACAACCCGCCCGCAAATTACGCTGGAACGACCCCTGAAGATTTCAAAAAAATGAATCTCGATGATCGAATCAAACTCAAGAACAGCGACCCCGAACTGTACCAGCAGCTCCGGAGTAAGGGATAAGTAAGAAAGAGAGGCAATTATATGGCACAGAGCAATACTTTTGGCGGCTATCCTTTTGACGTTGAGGTGTTCGGAGACTACATGGCCGAGCAGAACACCATTGACACCAGCATCGAAGCATCCGGCGTTATCAAGGATGACCCCTCCATCATGGGACTGATCGGCGAAAAGGGCAACGTTGCAACCATTCCGTTCTACACGGAACTGGACGCAAACCTTGATAAGCCCCTGAACAATGACGGCAATACCGACAACACTCCGACTGAAGTATCCGGTAACAAGCAGACCACCATGCTTGTCCAGCGGATGAAAGCATGGAAGTCTCAGGACTTTACCAAGGAACTGACCGGCGCCGCTCCCATGCAGCACGTTGCAAATCAGGTCGCGCACTACTACCGTCAGGTTTGGCAGAACACCCTTATGACCATCACGAACGCCGTTCTGTCCACCACCGATCTCAAAAAGCACATCTACGACATCACCAAGGTGAATGACGGCAAGGTTACGCCTGAATCTCTGATCTATGCGCAGGAGGCCGCTTTTGGCGATCATGCAATGAGCGGCGGTCTGCTTGTCATGCACTCCACCGTCTTTGCAAAATATCAGGCCGCAAACCTCGTCGAGTTCGAGAAGTACACCACCCCGGGCGCTTTGTCGCAGGCTTCTCAGCTGGCGCGAATCGGCGGCATGGTGGTCATTGTCAACAACGCCTTTACCACTGCGTCCATCACAGACGAAGCTATCAACGGCGGCGCAGCAACCACTGCATACAAGACCTATGTTCTGGGAGAAGGCTCTTTCATTGGTTGCAGAAAAACCAACTACGAGAATCCGTACTATACCGACTACGACCCCGAGAGCAAGGCCGGTATCCAGAAGCTGTACACCAAGGAAGGCCGCGTTATCCACCCGAACGGAATGAGTTTCAAGGCAGATAACGTTACTGGCGCTTCTCCTACGGATGCAGAGCTGACTGCAACCAAGAACTGGGAACGCAAAATGAAGCTGGAGAACATCCGCATCGGTCAGATGCTTTCTCTGGGCTGATAATTTGGAGGTGACCCCGCATGACTGTGCCAGAACTGTGCGTGTACACGCGAAACTTCTTTGACCGGTACGATGCACCGTTTACAGGGCGGTTCATCATTGGCGTGGACTATATCTGGGATGCGATCAACTTCAACACGGACGTGCTTGCAGAGGATCCCGAAAACATCCTGTCCGGGCTTGCGCCGCACCAGTTCTACAAAATAGAGGGCTCTATCTTCAATGACGGCGTGCATCAGGCGGGCGAGCCTCTGACCCCCGAAACCTTCACCGGCACGGTACAGCCTATGAGGGTACCCAACGTTTTTGTGGAGCTTGCCAAGAAGATCACCGACTACGATGCAGCCACGCCCGGCGGCGGGCGCTACGTTTCCCAGTCCTTCAACGGATGGAGCGGCACCATGGCCACCGGCACGGACGGCTTGCCCGCAGACGGCTGCACCCGCTACCGCCGGGAGATCAACCAATGGAGGAAACTGTAATGCCTGTAAACGATTTCACTAAATTCACCGTGATGGAGAATTTCACCAAGAAGTTCTGTTTCATGGAAAAAAAGCTGGTTTCGGATGGGCTTTTTGGCTCTACCACCACATGGGAGGACGGCATGGAGTTCCTCGCCATCGAGCGCCACGACCAGACCATTGAAGCGCAACAGGCAGAGCAGCAGGGCACGGCATCCACCTACTCCCTCTATGTGGATAAGGGCATCAAGCTGTCCCCATTCGACCGCATCAAGCGGCTGGACGATGGGCAGACCTACGAGGTGACCACCGCGAGCAGCGACAAGATTTCGCCCGCCGAAAGCCAAATGAATCTTGCCGTTGTGCAGTGTAAAAAGGTGGTGCTTTCCTGATGGGCGCAACAGAAGCCATTACCACGGCGCTGAACAGCTTTTTTACGCTGTTCAATGTTCCTGTATACCCGGAGGATTTCGTGCCGCAGGGCACTTCCCTGCCCTATATCACGGTGCTGCCGGTCATCCCCAAAGGTTTTGACGAGAGCAGCACCTTTCATGCGCGGCTGTGGTATCCGGTAGACGGCGGCAAGCTGCCCATCATCCGCAAAACAGATGAGATGCGCGCTGCCCTCGGGGATGGGCTTACCATCGAGTGCGAGGGCGGCGCAATTCTTTTATGCGCAGGCAATCCGTGGGCGCAGTCTATGGACAACCCACCGGAAAAATACCTGTGCACATACCTTACTTTTGACGTCACATCCTTTGTGGTGGGTGTGAGAAAGGATAACGCATGAACAAAATGTATCACGCCATTTCGGCAGATGCTTTCAAAAAGCTTCAGTTTCAGGCTGGCGCACTGCTCAAGAAGTTCGACCCGGCGGGCACTACCCCCATTGCAGCGGAGGATATGATCTGCCTGACTTCCGGCGGCATCACCGTCAGCTGCAAGCCCAACACCATTGATCTGGGCGATGGTCTGGACGAGGTGCCCGAGAACACTTGGCAGTTGAAGCACATCACCAGTTGGGATTGTGGCCTGTCTACCACCTGCATGACCGTGAGCGCCGACACCATCAAGCTGGAGTTGGGCGCTGCAGACGTGGAAACGGAAACCAACAAGATCACCGTGCGTGAGGATTACAAGGATGCGGACTTCCAGGATATCTGGTGGCACGGCAATCTGATCGGCGGCGGCTATGCTGCTGTCAAGCTGATGAAGTCTGTGAGCGACGGCGGCCTTGAGCTGAAAACCACCAAGGACGGCAAGGGCAACCTCACGCTGAGCCTGAAGGGCCACTACGACATGACCGACACCAGCAAGGTGCCTATGGAGTTCTACGTCAAGGAGGCAGAGTAATGATCCTTACCATCAATCTTGACCCCGTGGAAGCCCTGCCCAAGTTGTATGACGCGGTGGACGGCATCACCCGCATGATCATGGACGCAAAGGACAATGTGGACAACCCGGAGACAAAAGCCGCCCGGGAGATCATCGTTGCCAACGCCATGAAGCTGCTGGGTGCAGAGCCTTCCAAAACCGCAGAGCCTTCCAAAACCGCAGAGCCTTCCAAAACCGCAGAGGCCAAGAAAAAGCTGACCCCGCGTGAGTTTGCGCTGGCTACGCTTGACTTTATCAAACCTATGATGAAGCTTGACCCGAAGCGCACAGTGAACGTCCTGCACCAGCTGTACACGCTGGAAAAGGGCGAAAAGGACACATTGCCCAAGGCGTTATCCGCGCTTACCAAGTCGGTGATGCAGGAGGATATGCAGGATTTTTTGTCCTCGCTGGCAGACTTGAACGTCCCGAGTTTTGGCACTACGTCTGCCGAGCCGACCTCCAGCATCTCCGCGCCTACGGAATAAAGTATTTCGTCTGGTTCGTCGTCAGCGAGATGCGCGAACGCCACCGCACAAAGGCATACCAGCTGTATACGGCTGATATGCTTTTTCTTTGTGCCGTATCGCTGGGGCAGCAGGTGGAGCAGTCCTTCAGCGAGATCATGGCAGAGTACGATAAGCCGCTATCTGAGCGCCGACACGAGACAACGCTTGAAGAAGCGCAGGCGTGTTGGGAAAAGAAACTTGCAGACAGTAAAAAAGCCGCAGAGCAGAACGGAGGTGGTGAGACGTGACTATTTTCAATTTGATGGCCACTTTGGGGCTCGATACCTCCGAGTATGAGCAGAGCATCGAGCAGGCCAGAAAAGAGACACAAAGTGCCGCAAACTCGCTGAACCGCAGCGCAAACACCGCCGGGAGCGGCGTTTCAGGCATGGCAAGCCAGTTTGCAGCAGCCAGCGCAAAAGCAACTGTCCTTGCAAATATGCTTACATCGCTTGGGACAAAAGCGGTAGGCCTTGCAAAAGGATTTGTGGAGATGGGCATTTCATACAATGCCCAGATAGAAAAGTACACCACAGGCTTTACCAATATGCTGGGCAGCGCGCAGGCCGCGCAGGAAGCCATGCAGGCTATTCAGGAGGACGCAGCCCGCACCCCGTTTGATGTGGCATCCCTGACGCAGGCAAACCAGTTGCTCATCAGCGCAGGCGAAAATGCTGCGTATTCCCGCAAGGTCATCAATGCACTGGGCGATGCTGTTTCTGCAACCGGCGGCGGTAACGCCGAACTATCCCGCATGGCTGCAAACCTGCAGCAGATCGCCAATGTGGGCAAAGCGTCCGCAATCGACATCAAGCAGTTTGCCTATGCCGGAATCAACGTTTATCAGGTGCTGGCTGACTACACCGGCAAATCGGTGCAGGAAGTCCAGAACATGACCATCAGCTACGACCTTCTTTCGCAGGCGCTCATAGCCGCCAGCGAGGAGGGCGGGCGCTACTATAACGCCATGGACACCCAGAGCCAGACCATGAACGGGCGTATATCCACCCTGAAGGATAACGTCAGCCAGTTGGCTGGACTTATGACCGGCGACCTTTCCTCCGGCATCGGCGTTGTGATAGGCCACCTAAACGACATGGTTGTCGCAGCACAGGAAGCCTACAAGGAGGACGGCTGGAAGGGTCTCGGGAACGCGATTCTTGAACTGGATAATCCCATCAGTGCCATCATCAAAAAGTTTGGGCAGCTTGGAAGCGCGGCTGTTAGTGCACTGGATAAGGCAAGCTACTATCTAAACAAGGCACTTGGAAAAAACGCTTACGCAGGGTACGACAACTACGAGGACTACAAGTCAGACAAGCAAAAGCAAAGCAACCGAAATCGGCTGCGGCAAAATGCTCTTTCCGGCAAAAGCGTAAGCAACAAAAGCTGGTCTGAGCGTCAGGCAGAAGCGGCAGCCGCGAGCGGCGGCAGTTCCATCGTAACAAGCCCTTCCAGTTCCTCCGGCAAGAGCACCGGCGCAAAATCCAAGACCGAAACCGTCATAGCTTCCGTGACGCACAACGCAACCACCACTGCACAGAATGCGCTGGGCGCGGTGACTACAAGCGTTGAGACCCTGCAGGAGAAGGTCAAGGACGCAGCGGGCAACATCAAAGACCGCGTGACCGAGACCACCACCGAGACCGGCAAAGAGATGGTCAACGGCGTTGCTACCACCTATACGCTTGTGACCAAGAAAGTTACGGACGCGAACGGCAAGATAAGCACCACGACCAAGAAGGTCTACGCCGATATGTCCAAGACCCTGCTTGGCACCCTGACCACCATTGCAGAAAAGACCTTCAACGGCATCACCACCACCACGCAGCAGGCCGTGGAAACCTACGCGGACGGAAGCCAGCACATCAAGACCACCGCCACCGAGACCGGCGAGCGCATTGTGGACGGTGTGCGGCAGACCTACACCAAGGTCATCAGCTACATTGACGGCGTGCAGGACAAGGTGACAGAGACCGCGCAGAACATCGACAAGAGCATCAAGGCGACCCAAAAGCGCATTGAAGAGAACTTGAGCAAGGCACAGCAGCAGTTCAACAGCGGAATCTTTAAGTTTGGCAAAAACCTGTACACCGACCTCAAAAATCAGGACTGGGCGGCGCTTGGGCTGGATATCGTCAACGTAATGTGGGGCGAGGTATCACAGGAGCAGCGCGAAGTCCTGTCCGACTGGGCAAACAAGGCGCTGGAAGCCATCAACGAGGCTTATTCCGGCGGCGGTCTGAGCGAGGCGTTCAAGGCTTTTAAGCAGATCATGTCCAACGGCATCAAAGCAGATGCAGACGGCGTTACAACGGACGTTAAGGGCTTGAGCAAAGTGTTTCAGGATCTGGGCATCAACGTTTCCGACGTCGGCAGCAAGATCATGGGCGTGCTGAACACCATTGGCTCCGGCATGGGCAGCTTTGCTCTCAACGCGGGCACGGATATTGCAAACCTTGCCGGGAGCATGGGCAGTCTGGGCACGCTTGCGCAGGGCGCAGGCGGGCTGATCGCAAAGGTGGGCAGCCTGATCATCTCGAACCCGGAAGTTGCCGCGATCATCGCCATTGTGGCGGGTGTGGTGGCGCTGGGCGCTGCACTGTTTGCAAAGTTTGGCAAGGGCAAGAGCAGCGGCGGGCAGGCTGTGAGCCACTACGAAAGCCCCTTTGCCGGTCATGACGTGTACGACAGCCTGACCGAGTTCTCCACCCGGGCAGCCATGCAGCACCGCTACATGGAAAAGACCACCGGCACGGATGCACAGCTTGGCATTTTGCAGCAGATCCGCGATCTGCTGGACGAGCATCTGCCGGATATCGGCACCGGGCAGCTTGTCATGGACGGCGAGAAGGTGGCAGATATGCTCACACCGCGCCTTGCTACCAACATGGACACCAGCATGGGCGTGTACACCCTGCGGGCAGAAAGGGGTGTTTAAATGGCAATCCACAGCGCAAAGCTGGGCAATTACAACACCCTTGCAACGTGGGGGCTGTACATGAAGGTGGGCAGCCCGAACATCGGCGAGCCTGAACCGGACGAGACCCTTGTGCAGATACCCGGATCTGACACGCTGCTCAACCTTACTACCTCGCTGGACGGCAAGGTGCACTACAAAAAACGCACTATTACCATGGAACTGCTTTGCACCGCACCGAAAAAGCTGTGGAAGGTACTGCAAAGCCGTCTGCACAATGCCCTTGAGGGCAAGTGGCTGCAATGCGTGTTTGACGATGATCCATCGTGGTACTGGGAGGGGCTGTGGCACGTCAACTTCGTGCCGGGGCGGCTCTCCGCAACGGTCACCATTACCGGCAGCTGCAACCCGTACAAGTACAACGTCTACGACGGCACACAGGATATCCGGTGGGACGACATCAACTTTGAAACGGACATTCTGCGAGACTACCGCAGCATTGCGCTGCCTGCCGATACGCCGGTGGATGTGGTCATCTACGGCGCACCGCACACCGCGGCTGTCTACTTCCAGCGCGGCGAAAGCGAGGCAAATGTGTCGTTGCAGGTCAACAAGACCGCCGCTGGCACGCTTGCCAAAACGACCGAGTGGCAGTATCTGGAGGGGCTGGATATCCCGGACGGTGGAACCGTCACCCTGACCTTTACCGCTACTGCTACAAGCAGCATCACCATCAAGTATCTGGGGGCAAGCTTATGAGTTACAAGATCTATGCCGGCACGCAGACCGGCGTGGACAGCTGGGAAAACCGGGTCTGTATCTATGCGCCCGGCTCTGCGCTGGATACCACAAAGCTGATCAGCCCCACTCTGACCCGAGAGTTTGGTAAGGCTGGAAGTCTGGAATTTACCATCCCGCTGGGCAACGTGGCGCACAGCGCCTTGCAAAAGCTGAAAACGGTGGTGTCCGTGGAGCAGGACGGCAAGGAGATCTGGCAAGGCAGGGTCATGAGCCATGAGCAGGATTTTCTGCTGCGGCAGAAGGTGTACTGTGAGGGCGAGCTTGCCTACCTCAACGACACCGATGTACCACCCTACACCGCCAAGGATGTGACCATCCTGCAGTTTCTGGACTTTCTCTGCAAGAATCACACCAGCCTGACCGACAGCTATAAAAGCTTCCGCATCGGAAACGTCACGGTGGAGGAGCAAAAGCGGTATGTTCCGGTAGCCGAAAAGTGCTATCTGGAGCTGGACTATGCCGCCAGCAGCCCGGACGAGCAGGGCGACTATTACCAGACATGGGGTCTGTACTCCCAAAACGGGAACCGACTTGAAGAGAGGTTTTCCTACATTTTCTCCGACTATGAGGACGTGCAGACCCCACCAGCACAAAACTGGCCGCTGAACGAGATCGTAACCGGAAAGGAGTACCTTGCCTGGCGCACGGGAGACAACCAGTTTACCCTCCGCCGGAACGCGATCTCTCAGGGCAGCAAGACCTACGATTCAGATCAGACCATTGTTACCCCGTCCATCACTACGCCAATAGAAACCTATAAGTTCGACAGTACCATTAAAGTGGCCAAAAAGAACACCGAATCCACAACGTACAGCATCAAAACGGAAAAAGACGGCACGGTCAACGTGTACGTCAACGGGGAAAAGTCCGCAGACTACACCCCGCAGCTTGTGGAGGAGTTGCACGAGTTCGGCGACGGCAAGAACTACGGAAAAACGTGGGACATCCTGCAAAGCGAGCTTGTGGACGTGTACGGCGGCTATCTGGTAACCCGGCACGAAACGATTCCTTACCCCTTGTTCCCCGGTCTGAACAAGAGAGCACGCTATCTGGACTATGTACAGGACGCGACCGAGCGCAACGTGCAGAGCATTACCTTCGGCACGAACCTACTTGATTTGACCAGCTACGTCAAGGCCGAGGATATCGTCACCCGAGTGATTGCCATCGGAAAGAAAAAAAGCGGCTGGTTTTTGTGGGAGACCACCAACACCCTGACCGCCACGGCCAACGATGAAACCGCCCAGAAGCTGTACGGACTTATCACCCGGTATCTGGTGCTGGACGGCACGGCCAACACCCAGCAGTTCCTTCAGGACGCGGCGGACATGGAGCTTGGCAAGCACTTACGACTTGCGGACGGCATCACGGTGAAAGCCGTAGACCTGAAGGACGCAGGCGTGGACGTGGAGCGCATCGCCTTTGGCAAGCTGACCCACATTATTTCCGCGCCCCATGGCATTGATGTGTGGATCAATTGCAACAAGCTCGTAGAGCCGCTGGACAACAAGCCTGACAAAAAAGTATTCACCTTTGGCAAAAAATTTTCAAGCATCTCCGACCTGCAGGCGCTCAGCGCCCGCAAAGCAACCACCGCGTATGACCTGAGCCGCACGCTCAAGGGGTACGCATCTGATGTGCAGTCTTATGCGCTGCAAACGATGGAGGCAGACAATGAAACCATTTAAAGAAGTAATTGACGGCATCCGCAAAGCTGTCATGGCATCCGAGGTGCGCGAGGATATCGCCCAGATGGGCGAGTATATGGAGCAGTTTGCCAACACGGCGGGCGAAAACATCCAGAAAGCCATCGATCCCACCCTCTCCCTCTCCGGCAAGGCTGCGGATGCGAAAGCGACTGGTGATGCGGTTGGTCAGCTAAAGGAAGATTTAGGAAATAATGCATTTTTTAATAGTACACCAACAAGTCCATATGATGATTGCAACACACTTCCAGTTAATTGCAGAATTTGGTATACATCAGGTAATTATCCTAAAAACATTCCAACACACCCTGTAGAATCAGGAATTATAAATATCATCGCTGTAAATGGTTATACAAGAGAAAGAACTGGTGGAATCCAAATTATTGTATACGAATCCGGGATTACTATGGTTCGAACTTATAGATTTATTGGTAAATGGTCTGATTGGAGTGTGATTGGAGATAACACAAAACACGCTTACTTCACAAGTACACCAACAAGTCCATATGATGATTGCAACACACTTCCAAACAATAGCAAAGTGTGGTATTTTTCAGGAAAACATCCAAAAAAATCACCTGCTCCTTTAAATGAATTTCTGTCGATTATTACAATAAACGGATACATATACCAAGATAATAGTGGTCAAACACAGATTGCCATAAGCGAAAGTGGAGTATGGACAAGATTTAATATAGGAACTTGGACTAATTGGAGCAAAATAAATTCAACATCAAATATATGTGTATACAGTGATATTATAAAATCAACATTTGATAATGTAAAAAATCCAGTGTTCTATGGAGATAGTATTACACAAGGATCAGGTGTGACAGTTGGTAACGATTATCCTTCAGTTTTGTGTAAAAAAATAGGAATAACTGCTCATAGTAACTATGCTGTGGCAGGAGCATCGTATACAGATTCCACAAATAGCATTATTTCACAACTTTCGAACTATGATGAGAATGATATTATTGTTATTTCAGCGGGTGTTAATGATTGTGCTTCGAACGCCACATTAGATAGTGTAAGATCTGAGGTTAAGAATGTTTGTGATTATCTCAACGCTAATCATCCAGAAACGCCTGTAATCTTTATTACGCCTATTAAAGGGGGAGGATATAAACTAAATAACCTCGAAAAATACATCAATGCAATTTCAGAAGTTGTTGTTTGTAATGACATTTACAATCATTTTAGTCTTATAACAGGATATAATTTTGCATTTCCTGATACGACTGGTAGCAGTGATTATATTGTAAAAGTTTTTCAAGGAAAACAAAATGTTCACCCGTCTGAATATGGAGTAAAAACGGTTTATGTCCCGGAACTATGCTCTCGACTAATTCATGACAGAATTTATGAAAACCCTTGTGATTATGATGGACTTGATGTGTGCGCGTTTGATACATGCATTTGCATCGGCGATTCTCTAACTCAGGGCATTTTTAACGTAAACAGACTTGAATCGAGCGAATTATATAATTCCATGAATTATCCGAAATATTTCGCGAACATGACGGGAATTTCGGTAAAAAATATGGGACATGCCGGGAAAACGACGGTCGGTTGGTGGGATACATATAAAAATAGCGATTTGAGCGGTTACAAAATGGCGATTATACAGCTAGGAGCCAATGACTATTACAGCACTGGAAGCTCGTGGACAGAAGAAAGTAACACGGCGCTGTCTAACATTGTCACAAAATTGAAAGCCGAAAACAACAATATTAAAATTTTTATTGCAACCATCATACCCGCAAAATACTACCCCGCAAGCCAATTTGCAAGCATAAGCCAAGGAATTCGTGATTTTGTATCAAATTTGAGCGACAAAAATGTGATTTGCTTGGACATGGCAGCTTATGGACATACAAATGACGAAGATTCGTACAATACCGGGCATCTGTCAGCTTACGGATATTGGCGACTTGCAAAAGACTATGTGTCATATATAAGCTGGTATATGCACAACTATCCATCTGCTTTTAAAGAAATTCAATTCATTGGAACCGAATTGACAAGCGGGTATTAACTAAATGAGGCTTTATCTTACCAAAAACCGAAAGGACGTGACCACATGAACTTCCTGACTTTCCTCTCCCGTCTCGTCGCCGCCCTTGCCCACGCAAAGGAAGCGGCAGACAACTCCACTGCAGAGCCTGACCCCGTGTCCACTGTGGACACCCAGAGCGCCGCTCCTCCCGGCTGGGATGGCGCACCACCCTACCGATACATTGACGTGAGCCGGTATCAGGGCAAAATCACCCTCGACGGCTGGCGCAAGGTCAAAGCGGCTGGTTACAAGGGCGTCATGCTCAAGACGGTATCAACCAACAAAAAGCTCTCCAAGCGGGCAGACGGCCTTTACATCGACCCGAACTTTGAGACCAACTACAAAAACGCCAAAGCGGCAGGGATGGACGTGGGGGTCTACTACTACACCTACGCCACCAGCGAGGCGATGGCCGATGCAGAGCTTTCCCTTGTGCGGCAGGCGGTCTACGGCAAGGAGCTTACCATGCCCGTGTGCGTGGACGTGGAGGAAAACAAGCTCAAGCCCATGAGCACCCTCGACCTCACCAACCTCACCGCCTACGCGCTGGAACAGGTGGAGAAGATGGGCTTTTACGCCCAGCTGTACACCTACACGGGCTACAGCTATGAGCTGGACATGCAGCGCCTGGCAGGACGCTGGGACGTCTGGCTGGCCGACTACACGGGTAAGACGCCCAAGGTTGATTACATCTACCACGCCCACCAGCACACAAGCAAGGGCTCTGTGCCGGGCATCTCCAGCAACGTAGACTTGAACGTCACCACCCGCAACTACCCGAAAATCATTGCGAAGAAGGGCCTGACCCGTCTCCGGGAGGGCGCATGAGCGAAGCAATCATCGTGGCAATCATCACTGGCGGTCTGAGCCTGATTGCCACGATCGTCTCCAACAACCGCACAGCACAGAGCATGGACGCCAAGCTGGACAAGCAGCAGGCCGTCACCGAAACCAAGCTGGAAGAGCTGACCCGCGAAGTCCGGGCGCACAACAACTTTGCCCAGCGCATCCCGGTACTAGAAGAACAAATCAAGGTGGCAAACCACCGCATCGAAGACCTCGAAAAAGAGAGAGGAGAGTAATACATGGAGACAATCAATAACATTTTGGGCGTCATTCCCGCCCCAGTGGCGGCAGTGCTGATGCTGGGTGGCTTTATCTTTTACGCCCTGGGCTGCGTCCGGCTGGGCTACGGCGCGGCTGTCAAAGGCACTGTGCTTGACCTGATCGAGCAGGCAGAGCATGAAATCCAGGGGACAAAGCGCGGCGCAGAGCGCAAGGCGTGGGTCGTCAAGATGCTCCGGGCCGCCCTGAATACCAGCAAATACGGCAGGCTCATCAGTTGGGCCATCACCGATGAGACCATCGGCACTGTGATTCAATTTTTCTTTGACCGCGCCCGGTCGGCGCTGGAAAAGCAGTAAGGAGGATATCATGGCAAGCACTACATATCTGCAACATGCGTTAAAATGGGCGGTTTTTGTGAATGAAGCCCGCTTTGACGGCGAAACGGTGACAAAACGTCACCATTTTGACGTGCTTGGCAATATGGTGCGCAACGCCGGACAGCTGCCGCAGCCTTTCTGGCTCGGTGCTGCCTGTGGCGGCGGCTCGCGTAGTGCTGCCCGCTGCGCTGCAAGGACTTGACCGACAGAGGATGATCGCCGCCATCAAGAACGCACCGCTTGGGAGGGTTGACCGTAAGATAGCCTTACTGCGGTACGTTGAGCGGCTTCCGCTTCCGGACATTGCAGCACAGACACATTACAGCCGGACAGCAATCAGCTACCGACTGAAAGGCATTGATAAAATGCTGAATGTGTGATATACTATTTGTACCGTCCGAAGTAGAGTACACACACTTCGGAGAAATGTGTACAGAGAGCCAGCGGAAGAACGTTTACCCGCTGGCTTTTCTTTTTGCACGATTTGTGGTAAAATAACATCAACAAATCCACCCGGCCTCTCGAAGAAGCACAACAGGGTGGATATTTGATACAGTCTCCCGCCCGCCTACTTGCAGTGCGTACCATGCGGGAGACGCTTTTATATGGTGATGCTTATGAGCAATACAAAAGAAGAACAGCTTGCAAGAATTGCAAAATATTATACCACTTTTCACCTGTTTGGCGATTGGTATCTTATTCGGTATTGGCCTAGACACTGCCACAGCTGGAAGCGATTTATTCCGCTGTATACTCCTACGCACATAAGCTGATAAGCAAAAAATCCCCTGCTTTGCCGAAGCCCTGCGTGCCACGCGGGGCGCTTTGTAGGCAAAGTGGGGGATTTTGTCTTATTTGCACTATTTTTGTCGAAAGACTTTCCTTACAAGAAAAAACGTGATATTTTAGTATTGCACTTCAAAGTGTTCACCTTTAATAGTTAAGCGCTCATGCGGATTTTTCCGTGTGGGCGCTTTTCTTTTACCCTTGCAACTCTTCTGCTGATACGTTGCAGGCAGCAGCAATTTTCTTGAGCGTGGTCATCCGGGTAGGCTTTCCGGCTTCTGCGTGCTGGACTGTCGCAGTGGACAGCCCAGTCTTTTCCGACAGTGCACGAATGGTCAGCCCTGCGCTTTCCCGAGCAGCCTTAATTTTGCCCGCGTTTACGCCAAGTGTCTTATAATCGGGCGACATATACCCGATTTGAAACACGCCCTGCTGCTGCATCGACAATGCCTTGAGCGCAAAACTTCTGTCAATGTCCTCGATGCCAACATCCTTCAGGACGTAGGAGCAGGCGTTGTCCAACTCTGGGGTCATCTTGTGGAGCTTGTGCGCCAGCGTGATTTTCATCATCACGCCACGCACGGGAAATCGCGTAGCGTTGCTGAGGTCTGCTTGATTTGCATGGTCAGGGGTGCAGGCTTCGTCCAGCAAGCGATACAGCTTGCCGAGATTTTGGATAGTGGTGTTTTCCATGGTGCTTCTCCTTACGCCCGTATGGCCAGATAGCGCAGCCTTTATTTTTAGATTTCGATGCTGGGTGCGGTGGAGATCGGCTCCTCGTCCGGGCGCGTATTGTTCCATGCCCGGACGATCTCATGCAATCTTACGACTGCTCCATACATATTAACGGATGCGTTCACGTCCAGATCGGTGATGGCGTTAAGCACGCTGACCATCTGGCTTCTGCCGTACTGCTTAGCCCACTGGGCAACCAGGGCGGTCTTGATGCGCTCTGCCAGCTCATCCACGCAAGCAGCGAGCTCTTCCTCGGTGTCGCCCTCTCTCTTTGCGCCGAGGATCATATCCATTGCGCTGAGACCGGTAAACCGTTCGCCGTCATCCCAGCGGCTCTGATACTCAGCAACAATGCCATTGCGGACGCTATCATCCAGACCGTAGCCTGCTGTTGCAAGCTCTGCGTATCGGTCGTTCAGCTTCTCATAGATATCCATTTTTATTCCTCCTGCGTGGTTTTTGTGCTTCGCTTTACACCCTTATTATACTACAAAACTGCTACAAGTAATACAAGCGTAATCACTAAACTTTTCCTTATTTTTTTGTTTATTTTGTAGCAGTTGTATTAGTTTATATTTGTCCTTCGTTGTACCTTCGTTGTCCTTCGTTTTAGCACATTCTGATATGATGGGCGCAAAAGGAGGGGCGCTCATGTGGCACAAGTTCAACCCAAACCCGCGCGGCAGCAGCGTCGGAGACTGTGCAGTGCGAGCCGTTGCAGCTGCCACCGGGCAAAGCTGGGAGCAGGCGTATGTAGGGCTTGCCATGATGGGCTACGCTTTGGGCGATATGCCAAGCGCCAACCGCACATGGGGCGCGTACCTCCAAAAGCGCGGATTCAAGCGCCGTCTTGTCGAGGCAGACTGCTCCACCTGCTACACCGTGGAGGATTTTGCAAGGGAGTACCCGCTCGGGATCTACGTTCTGGGCTGCTCTGGCCACGTTCTGGCTGTTGTCAATGGCGAGTGGATTGATAGCTGGGACAGTGGCGCAGAGTGCCCGATTTATTACTGGTACAAGGAGGAAAACGATGCCGATTTATAACGGATACCCTCAAGTGTTTTACCCGCAACAGCCGCAGGGGCAGCTTGAACAGCTCAGGGCGGCACAGTACCAGCCCCAGCCCGTCATGATACCGACAATGCAGGGGCAGGCCGCACCGACTGACAGCGGCTTTATCTGGGTGCAAGGCGAAGCAGCGGCCCGGGGCTATTTGGTTGCCAACGGGAGCCGGGTGCTTTTACTGGATGCTGATTCCGATACCTTTTACATCAAAGAAGTTGGGCAGGACGGTAGGCCATTCCCGCTCCGCATCTACGACTACAAAGAACGATCCAGCGCTCCCAAAGCGTCGATTGCGTCCACGCAGGCCGCAGGCGGGGAGTATGTCACTCGTAAGGAGTTCGACGCGCTGGCGGCAAAGCTGGCGGCGTTGGAGAAGCAGGAAGCACCAGAACCGGAAAAGGAGAGCTAAACGATGAGCAGCAGCTTGTATAACTCGATGGGCCGACAGACCCAGAACCCTATTGGCGGGCAGTTTCAACAGTTTATGGGCCAGATGCAGGGCAAGAACCCGCAGGAGATGATAAACCAGATGCTCACCTCCGGGCAGCTCTCGCAGCAGCAGCTCAATGCCATACAGCAGAGAGCACAGCAGATTGCGCCGATGCTTAACGGCATGAAAAATATGTTTGGATTCTAAAATGCGGCCGCATTTAGAATAAATGTTTCAAAAAACACGAAAGGAGCAAGATTATGTCTTTATCTTCCGATAGCGCAGTCCTGACCATGCCGGTGCAGCCTGCCAACAACAGCTATAACAATGGTTGTAATGGCTGGGGCGGCGACTGGATGGGCTGGATCGTCCTCTTTCTGATCTTCGGCATGTTCGGCTGGGGCGGCATGGGCGGCTTTGGCTGGGGCGGCGGTATGGGCATGGGTGGCGCATCGCCTTACATGACCAGTGCAGTTACGCAGGCAGACCTGCAGCGCGGCTTTGATAATCAGAGCATCATGAACAAACTGAACGGGCTGGAAAGCGGCCTGTGTGATGGCTTCTATGCCATGAACACCGGGATGCTTCAGGGCTTCAACGGCGTGCAGCAGGGCATGAACGGCGTCACCAACGCCATGCAGCAGGGCTTCAACAGTACCAATGTTGCGCTGATGCAGGGTCAGAATGCTCTGTCCGCGCAGTTGGCAGACTGCTGCTGCAAGACGCAGACCGCCATTCAGGGAGTCAACTACAATTTGGCCACGCAGGAGTGCGACACCCGGAACCAGATGCAGCAGGGCTTCTGCGCAACGCAGAACACCATGAACAACAACACCCGGGACATCATCGAGAATCAGAACAGCAACACCCGCGCGGTGCTCGACTTCCTGACCAATGATAAGATCGCCACCCTGCAGAGCGAGAACAACGAGCTGCGCCGGGCTGCTTCTCAGGATCGCCAGAGCGCGTTCCTGACCACCGCGATGAACGCGCAGACCAACCAGATCATCGGGACTCTGCAGCAGAAAGCTCCCGTGCCTGCCTATCAGGTGCCCAACCCCAACGCCATTTACTATGGCTGTGGGACCGGCTGCGGCAGCTGCGCATAACCGAATAACGGCAACTTTCGAGGATTTCTCGAATGTTCAGCCCCTGAGCTGATTTTGCAAACCAGAGCGCCGGGGCAGTAGTCCCGGCGTTTTTATTATGAAAGGAGCATTCAAATGACCGTAACAGACTTGAAACAGCAGTTTGTTGACCATTTGGCCAGCATGGACAAAAACCAAATGAGCATGATGGATCTGAGCGTATATAGTTCAATCGTGCGGACTTTGCTGGACACTGAACGACCGGACTTTTCGGCTTCCTGCATCGATGTGCTGAAAAACATCTATGCAAGTAAAGCGGATGTCTGTGCAGAAAAGGAGGACGCGAATAATGGCTGAATTTAGCAACTCTAACACCGTCAGTGTGGCGGCGGGTGAAAGCCTTCCCCTGACCGAGACCGCGGTAAAGGCCCCTGCCTGCATCGTGCACCGTGCTGGCAGCGGCCTTGTGACCCTGCGGGGTCTGACCAATCAATGCAAAGCGCGCTTCAAGGTAAGCTTTGGCGGCAATATTGCCATTCCCACCGGTGGCACTGTGGGCGCTATCTCTGTGGCGCTGGCTGTCGCCGGCGAAGCGCTCAACAGCGCCACCGCAATCGTCACCCCGGCGGCAGTCGAAAATTACTTCAACGTTTTCGTGGCCGCTTTCATCGAGGTGTCGCGCGGCTGCTGCGTTACTGTGGCGCTCAAAAACACTAGCACGCAGGCAATCAGCATTGCAAACAGCAATCTGATCGTTGAGCGCGTTGCATAAGGAAGGAGTACAACATGAGTAAGAATCTCTATGATCTGCGTGAAATGCTCTGCGAGGAGCTGGACGAGTACAACCGCGATGCCAAGAACGGCCTGAACGAGCGCGTGCTGGATACCGTACATAAACTGACTGACACCATCAAAAATATCGACAAGATCATGATGCTGGAGGACGGCGATTACAGCCGCGCTGGTGAGTGGGAAGCTGATATGCGCGGCAACTACGGACGTACCGAAAACTATAACCGGGGCAACAGCTACGCAAACCGTGGGCGGCACTATGTGCGCGGTCACTACTCGCGCGGCGATGGCCGGGAGCGGATGATCTCTGACATCGAGAACATGATGCAGGACGCAACCGGCGCCGAGCGTGACGCATACAAGCGCGCTCTGGACATCCTGAACAATATGTGATAAGGGGGGCGGCAGGCATGGACATCGTAGAGATAAATGAGCACATCCGCAAACTGAAATGCGAAGAAACGAACTGGCAGAGCGTGGAAAAGCTTGCCGCCCTCTGCACTGTGCGAAATGAGTTGAGCGAAGCGGAAAGCCGGGAAAACAGCCCCGCTCCAAAGCCTGAACCAGTCATGCAGATGGAGTATTCCACAAGAACGCAAGAACCGCAGAGCGAATTTGTAGAGGCTGCAAGCGCTGTGCCGTTCAGCGGGTTGATGGAGGTACTGGACAGACACATGAACGCAATAAAGCTGGTGTACCCGAAAGAGTATGAGCTAGTAATGCGGAAGATTGTCTCTTTGTCTGAGTGAAGATGCCCAATATGCTGAAGGCACAGGGAAAGTAAGTCGCCCAGCAAAAAAAGCCATACATAGCAGAAGCCCCGGGGAGCCTGACGGTTCCTCGGGGCTGTTTTTGCGTTTATAAAGCTGTTTTTCAGCGGTGTGTTACCAAAAATGTTACCATGATAAAGAAAAGAACGTCAATTCTCAACGAAATGACGTTCTTTCTACATGGAGCGGGTAATGGGAATCGAACAATTAAAAATGATTGATTGTCGTCAAAAAGGCATCTGAGATGCATGAAAGAACTTAGAAATAATGCGGCTTTGTTTGGTTATGTCCGATTTGGTTTTTGGCATTTAGAAAAAAGAGTGTTACCAAATGTGTTACCAGAATCACCCTTGAGCCTTCCTGAATGCAGCGGTGGTCGCGGCTGCCAAATCTTCGCGCTGGCCCTGCAGCTCGTGCCGGTAGGTTCCTGCAGTGTCCATGTTCCGGCTGTGGCCTACAAGCATTTTCAGTTGGCTGTCAGTCAGCACACCGGATTCAATGCTGACAAATGTGTGACGCAGTTCATACAGCGTTACCATTGGATCGATGTTGTTGGATTTCTGGTACTTTTCCCAGCGCTTCACAAGAGACCGCTGGCATGGGATCTGGAACAAGGGTGTGTTGTAGTTCAACTGTACGCCTGTTGCTTTCAGGTGTGCCACCTGAGCTTCATACGCTTCTCGTGCTTCCTTACCCATGTCAAAAGAGCGCACTGCATTCTGGTTTTTGCCGGTGGTCACTTCGCCCTGCACATTGATGCTGCGGCGCAAATTGACCGTGTTCCCCTTTATGTCACCATACCACAGGCCGACCAACTCACCGGGTCGCACGCCGGTTGATACAGCAAAACGGTAGGCATAGATATAATCATCAAAAATCTTTTTATTGTACCACAAGCGGGTGTCAACGTCAAAAAGTGTTTTCAGCGCGTTGGGCTGCAAAATGGTCTTTTCTACAAACCTTGCATTCTTAGGAATGGATAACTCCGGGAACAGGGTGGTGTACCGATTTTTCCTGCACCACTTGACAAAGCTGGTTTCGGTTGACCGAATCGTCATAAGGGTTTTGCGGCTCAGAGGTTTATCACTCGTGCGCTTTCCCCCTTTTTTGAGACAGCGCTTTTTGAAAGACATGTCAATTGCCTTTTGCAGATCGCCCTCGGTCAGCTCGTCAATGCGAATGTTCCCACACACCGGGAGGATGTAGTATTCGCCGTATTTGTCACACTGGGTCACATAGGATGTGCCGCAGGTGAGCTTCAGCTCTTCTACCCACTCTGAATAGAGTGCAGCCACCTTCTTCCTGCCGTCCCGAATGCTATCATCAAGCCATGCATCCGCTTTTGCGTTTGCTTCCCGTTGTCCTGTTCGGCCCGGCGTGCTGCTGTAAAACCGCTTGCGGGTGCCGTTCTTCTGAACCGCGATGCACCAGCGCTTTTCCTTTTCCACCCAAAATGCCGTGTTGACCCGTTTTTTCATAAAATCCACCTCCATACACAAGTGTACACTGTGCCGCTTCCCTTTGGAGGGCGGCGCTTTTTTCTTTGCGCGGGCGGTGTGGTCTCGGGCTGACGCTTCCCGCACCATGGGCAGAACGCAGCGCCGTCCGGGATCTCTCGCTTGCATCTGATGCAGTTCATTCTTGCCGTCCTCTCTTTGCCGTGTAGGATGTTTCCCCTCGTCTGGACGCTTCCTTGCCAGACTTGTACGCAGTAGTCAGCAGTTCCACCGGCGGGTGCACATCATCCGGCACGGGGTCTGTGTGGGTTGCAACGGCGCAGTTGTAGTTATCCAGCACCTGACCACAAACAGAAACCTTATTCTGCAGCGGCGTGTGCAGGTTCGCGCAGATCTCGGCAATCACCGCCGGGGGATAGCTGCCATGCTTGCCCAGCACGATGAACAGGATCATCTCTTTGACGATCCGGGAAGAATTGTCCAAAAAGTTCGCAATGGCTTCATCCAATTCCTCGTCAGTCATGTCAGTGACCTGCAGCCGGTACAGTTCCGGGTGCAGCATCTCCTGCATTGCCGCAAGCGGTGACGCGCCGCAGGCGGTGAACCAGTCCATTATTTCGTCACTGTCCGGGCTGGACTGCCCTTTCTCCCAGTTCTGCACGGTGCGCTCGTTCTTCTCGATCATGCACGCCATCTCCCGCTGGCTCAATCCCGCTTGTACACGCGCCTTTGCAAGCGCAGCACCAATTTTTCGCAGCTGTAAAATAGCTCATATACACCCTTTCCCCTCAAATATAATGCGTAAAAAAACAAAAAATGGCGCAGAAAAAATCTGCGCCATTCGACAAAATTTTCTCTGATTTCATTTTCCACTGGCGCATGGTAGAATTTGGTACATAAGTTGACACAATTACCAAAAATCAGGAGGAAAACAAAATGAAAAACGGTCAAACAAGCAACCCAGACCCGGAAATGACCATCATCGACGGAATGCCCGCCAGCGTGCTTACCGGCACGCCCCACACCCCGCAGCCTTGGGAGGATTGAGCCATGACCAACAAAAAGACCGCCTGTTTCTGCAACCACATCCGTGCCGCGCTTGCCTGTTACGTTGATATGACCCCGGAGCAGCAAGCCCTTGCCGCCATGTACGCCAACCGCAAGATCACCGGCCTGCACACCCTGCGCGCCGCAGCGGTAAGCCCCGGTGGAGAGTGCGCCGCCCAGTTGTTGCAAAAAATGCAGCAGCTGGACAACGGCAACCAGTAACAACGCGCATATTTTGCGCGAAGTCAGCGTAAACCGCGCGTTTTTCGCTTAAAAGTGCGCGTAAATCGCGCGATTCAGCGCAAATGTCAAATTTTCAGCGAATTTTTGCGCAATTAAAATCGATTGATGCTTACGCCAAATCGTTGTAAAATGCAGTTGTAAACAAGTTTACAGGCCAAGCAACTGAGATTTCTTTGCGTTGTACTCCGCTTCCGTGATGGCCCCCATATCCAGTAGCTGTTTAAACTTCAAAAGCTCATCAGCGGCGCTGGGGGCAGACGGAGCGGCAGCCTGCGGCTTCTCATGGCTGACTTTGCAGCTCTTGAGAAACGCAGTCATTCCGCCGGGATAAACCGTTGTCGGCAAGCTGCTTTCGCCCAGTGGAAGCGCAAAGTGGATAGACACGCTCTCTTTACTGCGACCCTTGCGGGTCTCTGTTTTGGCGGTAGTAGCACCTACAATCGCGCCTACAGGACCAGCAACGGCTGCGCCTATTACTGCACGCCCGATGCCGCCCTTGGTTTCGGTCACCGTCAGATCGTCAGGCGCATCCGATTCGTACCCTGCGACTTCGTCAAAACTGTAAATCATGCGTGGGCCTTTATCACCACCGCGGTGCCCAAAGTAAAACAGCCGGTTGACCTTATCGATAGAAACAAAGAGTGCATCGCGGTCAAAGATGGAATCGGTCTCTTTAAATGTTCTGCGGCGGCTTTCCAGTGTAGCCCAGTATTCCGCAAGTGCAGCTGTCGGTTGCTTTGCAGCCCGAAATCCCAGTTTTGAAAAGAAGAAACTGCTACATCCGGCGCAGATTAGACCGTCCGCGCTCTTCTCGCGGTTCAGCAGACCCAACTTGCCGCCGCAGACGGGACAGATATTTGCCATGATAACCACCTCACACATATTAAATACTGCATCAGATAGGAGGACACAATGAACGAAACAGACAGGCAAGGCTACATTGACGCTATTATCAAGCTTCTGGAACGCGCAGACCTGCGGGCGCTGCGCCTGATCTGGATCCACGCAAAAGGCCTTGTAAAATAGAATCAAGGTAGCAAAAGAAGGGAAGCCCTTACGGGTTTCCCTCTTTTTTTTGCAGCTTTTCAGCCATCCGCTCCAAAAGCTTCCAGTCCTCCGGCTCCAGTTCGGCCAGCATCTCAACAAACCGGCGTTTGAAGTCGTCACCCTCGTCCTCCGTGATCTCGGTAAGGAAGCTGGTGATCTTCTCCAATCTGGTGATCTGGTTGAACATCTCCCCTTCACCTATCCGCAGCCACGTCTCGTTGACGTTAAACTCACGGCAGATATCGGAGACTGTTCGGTCGCTGGGGACTCGCGTGCCGCTTTCGATCATCCACATAAAGTTACGGGACAGACCTACTTGCTCTGCAAACTTCTCTTGCGTAAGGCCTAAGCTCTTGCGGACAAGCGCGATTCGTTCGTTCATTTACTTGCCCTCCTTACGCTTCATATTATAGTGCAAAAATCTAACTATGTCAACTTATTTTTGGAAAATTCCGAAAAAAATGCTTGCAAAATCTAACTGCGTGTGCTATACTAATCTCACAAGGTTAGCAAACGCAAGCAAACAGGAGGTCAAAATTATGAAACGCTATAAGGTGTACGTCTACAACACGGTTGATAAGTTCTGGGACTGCTACGAGGTCAACGCAATCGACCCGGTGGACGCCCGGAACGTGGCAGTACAGCGGTTGATCGACGAGACCGGGCACGGTCTGGATGTCTACGAAGTGACCGATGTGTGTGAGATCAAAGACTAAGGAGAGCTGAACAATGAAACATCTAACACTTGCGGAAAGCACCTACGACAAAATTATCGATGGGGTCAATGATGGCCTCACGGTCTGGCACTTGAGGAAAAATACCCTTAGGCGGTTGGGAGTTACCAGCTGCGGGTTTCTGGTTGGAAGCCTTTTCGATGTGAATGGCAACTTTTTACACGACGTTGTAATCGCTTGCAAAGTTGTAGTCGCTTGCGAAGGAGAGAACAACCCCGCCTGATGATGGCCCCCGGTAAGGGCCGAAACCTCCCGGCAGCCAGCCGGGGAGGTCGCGGGAACCAACCGCAGAAGGAGATGATAATTTTGGCAAAGACGAAGAAGAACCGCACCGATCTGGCAGCAGAACGGTACAGCGTCCCGGCAGATGGAGCACACGCAGCGGATACGCTCATCAACGTGCTGTTCGACGGCTTAGAGCCGCAGGACAAGCTGTCCCTGCTCTGGATGGGAATGGGCATGGCAGCGGTACGCAAGAACGACAGCCAGAACAACCATGACGGGGTGGCGTAAGGAGGGCAAAACGGTATGAACAACGACAAAAAGCCCAGTTGGAAAGAGCGGATTTCCAACTGGGCACCTACGGATATCATGGTTGCGGCTGTAATTGTGACTGCAATCAATGTATCACTTGTAGTATTCCAAATATTATGGTGGCTGCTAAGGTGAGGATTCCAACAACAAGAGCCGATGCAGAATAAAATTGATTTTTCTTGTTTTCTTTTGATTGTTCGCGGTCTTTGATTTCCTGTTTTTGCTGGCTTTCTTCAAACTGCTGGCGCAGCTGCTTCAAATCTTCCGCATACCGCCGCTGTATTTCATACAGTGTAGGCTGCTGCGAGACCTGCGGACTGGAATAATTCACTTTGCTGGCGTTCAGAATGCGTTCTAATTCATCTGTACGCTGGTTCATGGATCCCCGCTGATTCATTTTTTCACCCCCTCCCGCTCAAGTATAGCACAGGAGGGGCAGAGTACAAGGAGGACAAAACAAGACTATGACAGACATCATCTTATCCACCCAGAACGGCGAGCCGGTAGCATCCAGTCTGGACATTGCCAAGAACTTTGGAAAAGACCACAGAAATGTACTTCAGGCCATCGAAAATAAGACAGCTGAAAATTCAGCTCTCCTCGAAATGTTCCATCTGACCGAGTACACCACCAGCCAGAACAAAAAACTCCCGATGTACTTAATGAACCGGGATGGTTTTTCTTTCCTCGTGATGGGCTTTACCGGCAAGAAAGCCGATGAGTGGAAGCTGAAGTACATTGCAGCGTTCAATGCGATGGAGAAGCAGCTGGCGACCAGATCTACAAGCCAGCTGCAAGACCTGTCCCCGGAGCTGCAATACCTCATCAAGCTGGAACGCCAGCAGAACCAGCAGGCAAAACAGATTGAGCAGGTCAATGATCGGCTGGATGCCGCTTGTGAAGCGTTCAGCTTGAGCGCTGGCCCAGACTGGAAAAAGGTTTGCCAGAACGTGATTTCGTCCGTCGCCATGAAGCGCGGCGGAACGGATGACGATTTTGAAGCCGTCTGGAACGAAATTTATGAGGCTATGGAGCGGAGAGGCTTTAATCTTGAGCTCCGGGTGTCAAACGCAAAGTCCAGAGCGATGAAAAACGGCATTTGCAAATCCGATGTCCGCAAAATTTCAAAAGCGAAGATCATTGAATCTGGCGGCAAGAAAATAATCTGCGCGTTTGTAGACTCCGTGAGAGAACTGGCCGTAAAGGCTGGAACCCGCGTCGATAAGCTGGACGAGGTTCGCCAGACCGATTTTGACCGCAACTGTGCCCCGGATGGCAGGCTGCGCGAGGGAGGACAGCATCAAAGAAAAGAGGTCGAAGCATGATGAAGGTCGTACAGGGCAGCTTCCGGCAGATTCCGTACTGGAAACTTCGGGGCCGGTTCCACAGCTGCGGCTACCGCGATCAGGAAGTCGCCAAGTATATCGGCATTGGCCGGGACACCATGAGCGGCAGGATGCAGGGGCACAATCCGTGGACAAGCGCAGAGATCACAGCAATGTGTGAACTGCTGGACATCCGACAGGATGAGATTGGGGAACTGTTTTTCCCATCACTTGAGAAAGGAGAATCCGCATGAAGATCAAATCCACTACTTACTACTGGTTGGCTGCCATTTTTGGCGGCGTTGGAATGGGCACAGCTATGGGCGCAGAGGGCACCGCGCAGACCACCGGATACATCTCCGACGCGCTGTTTGCGGTGTCGCTGGTGCTGATTCTGGCCGCTGTTCTGCTGGCTCGTCTTGGCTTTGCCGCAGAGGACAGGGAGAAAGCCGCAAATCGGTGCAAGTACGGCAAGATCAACCGCCGCCACGCCCGCAACCCGGAGTATCCGGAGAATCAGGAGCGTGGGGCATGATGACGGCCAAAGAGTACGTTGAGGGCAAAGTCAAATCCTACACGCGGCTTGCCGAACGCTGCAGGCGAGAAGCCGAAGCCTCAGATGACATTGTTGTCCGGGCTGGATACTCCGCACGGGCAAACGTCTGGGAGATGTGCGCCAAAGAAATGGACAACGTGCGGGAGATGCTGCAAGAGGAATCTGGGGAGATCACGTATGCCTGACACTGTCCACCATGTCATGTGGTACACCGTGTACGATGCAAAAACTGGCAATCTGCTTGCATCCGGCACATCTGATATGTGCGCCCGGCGGCTCGGCTATAAAAGCGCAAACAGTTTTGCATCCTCGGTTTATCATTGCCGCAAGAAAAAGAGAAAGCCGCACAAGTATTCCTTTTTTCAAGAAGTCATAAAGCGCGATGAGGTGGACAGTCTGCCGCCGATACGCCGCAAAAAAAGAAGAGCCTGCCCGTGCGCCAACACGGACAAGCCAAAAGGGTGATGAGTCTCGCCGCCCATCACCACAAAAATACCACAACGTGCGGCAAACCGCAAGGAGGTAAAACGTGAAAACCTTAATTTTTATCGTTCTGTGCGCAAACCTTGGGTACATCGCCCTTGGTTGGCGGCACAACAACCGGAGGTGAGCACATGGCACTTTTAAAGGTCTATGATGTGACCAAAAAGCAGCCGGATGACCTTGTTTCATCGCAGAATATCGCAGACGTTTCGGACGCGATCATCATTACAGACGAACTTGTAAAGCGAGAGCCCACCTATCTGTACAAGGTATTTGATTCCAGCATGAATGTTGTTTATATGAGGTGAATTTTTATGCAAAGCGATTCACAAAAGCGCCTTGCAAGGCGTGCCAGTATCAAGGAACTTTCCAACAAGGCCGAGGGCATCTATTACTACATCAAGCCGCAAAATATGCTGTTCAGGCTTATCAGTGCTGGCAATGAACTTGCCAGCTCAATCAACGGCGCAGTGGCATATTTCACGCATTTTGCACAGAACGGCAGTATGGATGACACCGCAAGCCGCGAGGTCATAGACCGCATCTATCGCAAGGTGGGCAGCATGATGTGCGATATTGACATCATCCACGCTGCAGGCGGTGCAGAAATCATGCCTGAACCGTATGAAAGCATAGATTTTTGTTACATGATTGAGTTTCGCACCCTGCTGCGGGAAGCAGTCATCAATGGACTGCCGGACGATTACAAAGGCGTGCAGCAGAACCCGACACAAATCCAACTCATGAAGCCCGGCGTTGCGTACAATGTCGCAATCCCAGACGAGTATGACGATCCGTTTTTTGACCAGTTCGTCCGCAAAGAAGAGCAGCGAGACCGGAAAATCGTATTTCGGTGCACAAAGTCAGAGCTTGACGCCATCAAGCGTTATGCACATATCATCGATGTAAAATACACTGAGGAGGAGATTCATCATGCCTGATACCAAAATCGAAAAGACCCCTGTTGAGCAGCTTCAGAAGCCCGCAGCGCCCGCCGAAACCCTTACTCCTGTCAATCCCCCTGCCGCACCCGCACATCGCGCCCTCTCCTACGCTGAGAAAGTGCAGGGCTTGACCGCAGACGAACGGATCTGGCAGCTGGCAAAGTCCAAGGCTGTTGCACTGTCCAATCTGCCGGACGGCTGGCTTCCCAAGACCTATGCGGGCAACGTTGGTGCTTGCGCCATTGCCTGCGACATGGCACAGCGCATGGGCACCACCGAACTGTTTGTGATGCAGAACCTCTATGTTGTCTACGGCCAGCCCACTTGGAGTGGCAAAAGCTGCAAGGCACTTATCGACAACAGCGGCCAGTTTGCAGGCCGTTCCCGCTATCGAATGGAAGGTCAGGAAGGCACGGACGCATGGGGCTGTCGCCTGATCGCCGTGGACAAGCTGACCGGCGAAAAGGTGGAAGGACCGAAGGTCACGGTGCAGATGGCAAAGGATGCAGGCTGGTGGAATAAAAACGGCAGCTACTGGCCGAAGATGACCGAGATGATGCTCAAGTACCGCGCCGCCGCCTATTTTGCCCGCGCTGAGTGCCCGGAAGTGCTGATGGGCGCAAACATCGACTACGAGGCCGGTGCTGGTGACAGCGCAGAGGAGGAACCGAAACATGATTAACGTTGTAGCAATCATGGGTCGCCTTGTGGCAGACCCGGAACTCCGCACCACCCAGCAGGGCACCAACGTGTGCGCCTTCCGCATTGCCTGCGAGCGCAGCTATGCCCCGAAGGACCAGCAGCGTCAGGCTGATTTTGTGGATATCGTGGCATGGGGCAAGACCGCCGAATTTATCTGCAAGTTCTTCCGGAAGGGCGGCATGATCGCCGTTGACGGCAGCCTGCAGACCCGGAATTATCAGGACAAGCAGGGCAACAAGCGCAGGGCGGTGGAAGTCGTGGCGAACAATATCAGCTTTGCAGACGCAAAGGCGGTAGACAAGCCCGCTGCACGCGATTTCGACCAGCAGACGCAAAACTACACCCACGAAGCAAAAACCGCACAGAGCGCCCCGCAGCCCCGTTTCACGGATGGGCAGTTGGATGCCATACCGGACGCAGAGCGATACAATGCCGATTCTGCCGTGTTCTCGGACACCGACGACATGCCGTTCTAATTATGATCAAAACCGATTTATTCGCAGAGCGACTGAAAGAGCTGCGCAAACTGAGTGGTGATTCCAAAAGAAAACTTGCGAAAAAGCTTTTTATTTCGCAAGTCACCGTTTCCTGTTATGAGCAGGGGCGAGCAAGACCGAGTTTTGAAACGTTGGTGGCTATATGCAAACTATACGGAACATCATCCGACTACTTGCTTGGGTTGACAGATGATGACCCATCCGACGAGTTCAGAAAGAACCGGCATTGACATAAACAAAAACTAAGGAGGAAATGCAAACAATGAGCGTAAAAGGATATAAAGTTTTTAATTCTGACTGGACGTGTCGCGGCAAACAGTATTCTTGCCCGGGAACCTTTGAAGAATTTGTAAGTCCGTCTGTCTGCAATGTGGGTATGCACTTCTGCAAAAATGCCGCAGACTGCTTCCGTTATTACGATTTTGACCCGAACAACCACGTCGCTGAAGTGATCGCCCACGGTACGGTTGCAGAGGACGAGAATAAGTGTGCAACAAACAAGTTAGAAATCGTGCGGGAAATCCCTTGGACTGAAGTCCTTGAGATCGTGAATACGGGAAAGGCTTGCACTGGACGTTGTAACAGCGGCAACAGGAACAGCGGCGACAGCAACAGCGGCAACTGGAACAGCGGCGACAGGAACAGCGGCAACAGGAACAGCGGCAACAGGAACAGCGGCGACTGGAACAGCGGCAACAGGAACAGCGGCGACTGGAACAGCGGCGACAGGAACAGCGGCGACAGGAACAGCGGCGACTGGAACAGCGGCAACAGGAACAGCGGCAACTGGAACAGCGGCGACAGGAACAGCGGCGACTGGAACGCTACATCCTTTTCCAATGGCTGTTTCAATACGGCATCTCCCAAAATCTATATGTTCAACAAGCCTACTGACTGGACGTTTGAGCAGTGGTTTAACTGCCGTGCCCGGCGTTTGCTGAACGAAATTGACGGTTGCTCGCTTGAATACGTTTATCTGTCTGATATGACCGATGAGGAAAATGCGGCGCACCCTGAAGCTGAAACGACTGGCGGTTATTTGAAGGAGCGCACCACAGCGGACAACGCCCGGAAGTGGTGGGCGGGGCTTAGTGCCGATGATCGAAACGTTATCCTCAGTTTGCCGAACTTCGATGCGGCGATTTTCAAGGAAATCACGGGGATTGACGTAAGCAAAGACTGACGCATCTCAAGAGCTGCGCTATCTGGCTATACGGGCGTGCGGAAGGAGGTGAATACATACGGCTACAGGGAAAAGATACTACTGGCTAAAGCTCAAAGACAGCTTCATGCGGTCTGACGCGGTGGATTTTCTCATGGGGCAGAAAAACGGCGCAAACTATGTGGTGCTGTACCAGATGCTCTGCCTTATGACTATCAACACCAACGGCAGGCTTTCGCGGCAGATTGGTGAAGTGATCATTCCGTATGACGTGGACAAGATTCAGCGCGATACTAAGTGGTTTTCTACCGATACGGTGCGCGTCGCACTGGGACTTTACGCGAAGCTTGGGCTGATTTATCAGGAAAAAGACGGCACGTTGGTGCTTGCAAACCACTCTGAAATGGTCGGAAGCGAGACAGATTATGCAGCACAAAAAAAGTTGCAAAGAACGAACCAGCGTCAAATTGATGCAGAACACTGTGGACAATGTCCACAGGATGTCCACACAGACGTCCACAAAAATGTCCATACAGATATTAGAGATAAGATATTAGATATAGATAAGTCGTCGTCATCTAAAGATGACTCCTCCTATACAGGGACGAGGATGACGAAATCTCTAGTGGATTTTTTTCGGGAGAATGTCAGCAGGCTGAGCAAGACCGGAGAAAAAGAGCTGACCGGCTACATAGAGCGCATGGGCGCGGATCTTGTGTACGCGGTCATGAACAAGTGTGTGGATCTGGGCGGCGGCAGCTGGGCGTATGTCCGCAAGGCGCTGGAAGAAGCGGAAGGACTTGGCTGCAAGACCGTTGCGGAGTATAACCAGCTCTGCCCCATCGGCGGGAGCCGGGCAAAAGGCACACGCGTAGACAGAGCACAGCCATCCGGCAACGATATTTTAAGCCCGGAGCGCATGGCGCACAGCCGGGAACGTCTGCGGAAAGCAAAGAAAGAAGGTTAAAAAATGGGTGAATTGATTGTGACCTTTGGTGAAGATGGAAAGGCACACATGTACGACAGTGATTTTGACGTGACCATCCATTGTGAAGATGAACAGCAGATGAACGAAGCCGTGGAGCTGCTCCACATTGCAAACCGGATGCATTGGCGCAAGACGCAAGAGAACCCACCGACGGAAAAGGATGCCGCATACGGGAAAGTGATCGCTGTCTTTAGGGACGCTAAATTTGCTCAAGCTGCGCCGTGGGATTTTGTGGCAGTTGACCCGCAGCTTTATCCAAGATGGATGCCGATGCCGGAGGTTCAGAAAAATGAAAATCCTTAACCCCTGCAAAAACTGCCCAGACCGGCACCCTGCCTGTCACGACCACTGCCCGCAGTTTGCCGCTTGGCGCAAAGAACACGCCAAAGAGACGGACTATAACCGGCAAATGACCGTGTCCGGCAGGGCCTACCACTACGACTACGAGGACAAGCACCGGGAGAAGGGCAAGAAAAAGTATTTGGGCAAAAACGGAGGAGACAAATGAAAGTTTTAGTTGCCTGTGAGGAATCGCAGGAGGTCTGCAAAGCGTTCCGGGCGAAAGGTCACGAAGCCTATTCCTGCGACCTGATTGAGCCGTCCGGCGGGCATCCAGAATGGCATATTCTCGGTGACTGCCTAAAGGCTATTGAGGGGGGGGCAGATCGTGACCATGGACGGAATCGCGCATGATGTTCCCCGCTGGGATATGATTATCGCATTTGTCCCCTGCACAAAGACGAGCAACGCGGGAGCAAGACACCTGTACAAGGGAGGAAAGCTCAATCTTTCCCGGTATTATGAGGGATTATGCGGTAAGGCGCTTTTTCTTGCCGTGTGGGCGGCAGATTGCGAAAAAGTGGTGATTGAGAATCCTACTCCCAGCAAGATTTTTGATTACCCAAAGCCTACGCAGGCAATCCAGCCCTACGAGTACGGACATCCGTACAGTAAGAAAACGCTACTGTGGGAGCGCGGTGTACCGCCGCTGCACCCGACAAACATCGTGGAACCTACCGCGACATGGTGCCCGTCTGGATCTTACTCGCATAAGCATGGTGAGCAGCACAAGGGAATGTTTAGCACTGACCGTGCAAGGAACCGCGCAAAGACTTTTCCGGGCGTGGCAAAGGCAATGTCCGAACAATGGGGGTAAGCAGATGAAACCAAAAACCAAATCTGAACTGATGGCAGAATGGGCAAACCAGCCGGATCAGCTCAAAAAAGAACGGGAGGCCAAGGCCGTCCGCAAGGCGATGGACGATGCCCGCGCCGTGATTCAGGATGGCCTGACCCGGTATGTCAAGAAAAAGACCAAAGCCCGCAGCATGGCAAAGGCTGAATCTGACCCCTTTGCTGAGCTGGAAGGCTGGGAAAGCATGGAGCAGATCCAGGATGCCTACGGCTATGGCGAGATCACCGCTGACAGGCGGGACAAGCTCACCGACTTATGGGAAGCCCGGGAGGCTGCCAAGAACAGCCGCAAGGGCTCGGACAAGTACACCGACCTTGTGACGGAGATGCTGGAGACAGCCATCCGCCGGGTTGGTGGAGAGTACGCTGACATGCTGTTTGAGTATGACCGGCAGCGCCGGGAAGCTGAAAAGCAGTGCGAGCAACTGGCAATGGAAGGGATGATGAAAAATGACCGACATTGAAAAATCAATTGCCAAACTCCAGAGGTGCTTTCCGGGCAGTTACATCACTGACCGGAACGAGCTCATTATCCATCCGAGGACAAACCAGTATATTATTCTGGAAAACATCGGAACAGAAGATGCCATCAAGGCCAAAGTGCTGGAGTGGCTTTCACGGGCGGCATTTAAAACCGCACCATATTCACAGGAGTGGAGAAATCGAAAGTTTCACAAATATATGAGGGACGGCATCAATGCTTTTCTGGATACCGATTTCTCCGAGGATGATATGGAGTTGATTTACACCTACATGGGGCTTGCCTGCGACCGTTGGCTGACGCTCATGTTTATCGACCACGACATGAGCATCGAGTGGTTGAAGGAGCACGTATCATGCACCTGATCCTTTACGGTGACCCACGCACAAAGAAAAACAGTGCACGCATCCTGCAAGGGCGCGGAGGACGGCGCTACGTTGCCCCAAGCGCGGCGTTTGAGGAATACCAGACCGGATGTCTATGGCAGATTCGCGCCCCGCCTGAGTCTATTTCTGCCCGCGTGAACGTGCGGTGCGTGTACTACATGGCAACCCGGCGCAAGGTTGACCTTGCAAACCTGATTGAAGCCACCTGCGACATACTGGTAAAGGCCGGTGTGCTGGCAGACGATAACAGCCGCATCGTTGCCGCCCACGATGGCAGCCGGGTGGACTACGACAAGCAAAAACCCAGAGTGGAGATCTGGATTGAGGAAATGGAGGACAAGCTTTGAAAGCACATATCATGACAAAATGCAAACCGTGTCCGTTCTGCGGAGCCAGAGCGGATGAAATTGAAAGCATCACTGGGCTGAGCATGATCGCCTGCTCCAACTACAACGGCTGCGGAGCAATCGTCAGTTTTAACAACAAGGACTGTGATGAGCGCGGAGTTTCGCCGGTGGTGTATTTCAACCGGCGAGCAGAGCAGAACGGAGGAAATGCAACATGAACCAAGTCTTTTTTGTAATCGGCGCAACGCTCTGCTATGTTGGCGGTTTCGGAATTATGATTTTCCTTCTGGGCATTCTGACTGAACTGTGCATCGAAATATGGGATGAAAAATTCAGGAAAATATGTGTCAGATTCGAAGTTGAACCAACAGACGTTTTGTATTATTCGCAAAACAGAAAAGACATTGAAACGATGTTTTTGAAAAACCGCGTTCAATGGCCATACACAGACAATGCTCCTTCCGGGTCGTGGAACTGCCCGGAATGCAACGCGCTTAACCAGTATGTCAATGACAACAAACCTGTTGCGTACTGCCGTTGTTGCGGGCAGGCCGTCGATATGAACTACTACAGGAGGCACGCAAATGACCCGTATATGGACACCTGAAAACGAACAGCCAAAGCCGCGCACCGGCATGGACTACCACACGGTCAAGGCATGGTTCCAGCAGTGCCGGGATATGGCTGCGGCGGTTGAAGCCCAAAAACAGAAGATCCAGCGCATCCGGGAAGTTGCCGAAAAGACCACCCCAAACCTGAACGGGATGCCCGGCGGCGGTGGTGCCGGTGACAAGGTGGGACTTGCTGCAACGGATATCACGGACGAGCAACGCCGTCTGCAGCAGATGGAAACAGACCTGTGCCTGCTGCGCATTGAAGCCACACGGCGGGCGTACTGTATCACGGCAAGCAAATCCAGCAAAAAACAGGCTGACTGCCTGTGCCTGTACTACGTCAAAAACAAAAAGCAGCGTGAGGTCTGCGAGGAACTGGGGCTATCGGAAGAAAACCAGGTCTCCATCTACATCAAGTGGGGCAGCATCTATCTGGCAGAGATTTGGGACAGCTTCGGCAATGTTGCACAAACCGCACAAAACCCGCCCTGATTTTTTGCAATGCACCTTCATACTGCAAATATCCAACTAAAACAGGCATTGTGCTAAAATTGGTATAAGCGGAATCGCTGAAAGTGATAAGACGCTTGCCACGCAGTCTCCGAAACGAATCCCCCCAAAATGCATTCCGCCCAAGGCTTGACAGGTATTTTTCTTCCTCTCGTTTCGCGGGCTGCTTCTATGCCGTTATAGCTCAATTGGCAGAGCGCCGCCGAGTTAAGGCGGGACAACGTTGGTGACACCACATGGCTAGCTTACAACCCGATACATCCGAGGCACTTAACCACGCCCCGGCGGGGGCCTGTGGGTGCCGGTTCAAATCCGGTTGACGGCTCCGACACGCTGCTCTCCCGAAGCAGCGACCACCTGACGCATGGGCTGACATCCCGCTTGTGGCTGCGTGTAGAGCGGCAGGGTATCCTTACCTGTCCTCACAACCTCCGCACGCACCGGAGGCCACATAATCCGTACACCGGTTTCCATAATTCCCCCGGCAGGATGTGCGTCAACAAAACCAGCATGGAAACGTGTTGGTTTTTCTTTTGTTATATGCCGCCTGAGCGCAGTTTGGAGCGCGGCGCGTGTGTGTAGACACGGCTGGTTCGA